TAAACACAACATCTGCCCCCAAAAATCTGTACACACACAACATATTGCGTTAGTATCTGTACATACTAGCTAACACTTCAGGTTACTGATGGATACCAAGCAAGCCCCCGCACGCTCAATCACGCTCACCCGATACCCGACTCCCCAGCAGCGGTTCAATCTGTACATGCCAGTCGAGCTCGTCGAAGGCCTGAAAAAAATTGCTGCAGCGCAAGGCGTGTCGTACTCCGAGGTGATTAAGCGCACCATGACGCAGTACCTGCGCCAGCACCAAGCCAAGTCATGACCCGACCCTACGTCTCGCGCGACCCCAACGAGACACTCGACCCAGAGTTTGATCTCATGCCAGTCCCGACACAGTCCTTCGATATATCGCAGGCACTGATTCTCGAAATGGCGCAGGGCTGGGAGGAGCCAGAAGCGATTGCAGCACGCTATGGCTACGTGGACGAGGCCTGGGTCAAATTATCGTCGTACAAGCCGTTTCTGCAAGCCGTAGATGCCCAGAGAGCAGAGCTCGAGCGTGACGGCACGAACTTTCGCATGGTGGCGCGCACCCTTACGGCCGATGTGTTCACCGATGCGTACCGAATTGCCAAATCTAACGACTCAACGCTCTTGCAGAAGCTCGAATTCATCAAGCTCGGTGCGAAATTAGGCGATATGGAGCCAAAAGCAGCTGCTCAGACCGCGGCAATTGGCGGTTCTGTGACCATCGTGTTCACAACGGAGGGCAAACCCGCGCCCATGACCATCGAGGCTGAGTCTTGAGTTCCCAAATTACCTACAAACCACCGCTTTCAGTGCAGGATTTCTTGCAGTGTGAGCAGTTTGTGAGCCTAATTATGGGCCCCATAGGGTCAGGTAAGACGACTGCGGCCATCTTTAAAATCCTGTATCACGCCTCGCGCATGCGAAAGCAAGCCGACGGAGTGCGTCGTTCACGCTGCATCATCATCCGAAACACCCGCCAAATGCTCGCGGACAGTACGATTCCGTCAATTCAGCAGTGGTTTGGGCCAGATATCCTGTCATATGCCAAGGTTGACGGCAAGATGATGCTCAAAATCGGCGACGTGCAGTGTGAAATCTTACTGCGTGGCCTGGATGACCAGGATGACGTGCGCCGGCTCCTGTCAGTTGAAGCCTCGTTCGCCATGATGGACGAGTTTCGCGAGATCAATCAGGCGATTTTCGATGCAGTCCAGGGTCGTGTGGGTCGATACCCCTCAAAAGGCATGGGCGGGTGCTACACCGATGATGGGAGCCCAAACTATCACGTCTGGGGAGCAACAAACCCACCAGATGCTGACACCCCTTGGGCCAAGTACCTCGAAGACCCGCCAGATAACGCAAGCGTCTTTATGCAGCCCTCAGGCTTGTCTGGCGAGGCGGACTGGGTGGACAACTTGGTCGAGGATTATTACGACAACCTGGCTCAAGGCAAGTCCGAGGACTGGGTGGATGTCTACGTACACGGAAAATTCGGGCGAAGCCTTTCTGGCCAGCCAGTCTTTGGGTCATTTCGCAGCGAGACGCACGTTGCTGCAAACCCGCTGAACTACATCAAGTCGAGCACCTCGCCGTTAGTAATCGGCATGGACTTTGGGCTAAACCCCTCGGTTACCGTCGGCCAACTAGACCCCTTCGGACGTGCGCTCGTGTACGCAGACCTAACCTCAGACGGTATGGGCACACTCCGGTTCGTGCGCGAGAGACTTAAACCTTTGCTCGCGTCAAAATTTCCTGGCATGCCAGTTATCATCATCGGCGACCCAGCGGGCGTGCAGCGTGCCCAGACTGACGAGCGCAGCGTGTTCGATATCCTCAGGCAAGAGGGGTTTCGGGCTATTGCGGCCAAGACCAACTCGGTGGTGGCGCGCATAAGTGCTGTGGACTCACTCCTTACACGCATGGTTGACGGGCGTGCAGCCATACAAATCGACCCCAGTTGCAGCCATATCATACGAGCCTTGCGTGGCGGGTATCGGTACAAGCTCAAAAAGAACGGCGAGATTGAAGATTCACCCGAAAAGAACGCGAGTTCGCACATCGCAGACTCGCTCCAGTACTTCGCCTTGCACATAAATCAGCTCAATTTTGGCGATACATGGCAGTCAAAAGCTCGAAAAGTCGAGAAAATACGCTACGCATGGGCATAAATACGCCAAAATACATTAAACTTAGTTACTAACACATCATAGGTTAGCTCGTATGGATACCCCCAAACAGGGACTAAATATCACCTCAGGCAATGCTCCGGGCGTCAGTATCGGGGGAATTGTGCCGATTAAATCAGCCCGACAGCTGATTGAGGAGGAGCGAGCAGCGGCCGTGGCCGCTAACTCCAGCCCCGTCGTGCAGAACTTGACGAACCATATCCGCGGCAAGTGGTCTATTGCCCGTATTGCCAAGCAGACCGGTGTCGAGGACCGCATGTTCAAGTCCTTGCGCGCACGACGCGGCGAGTACGACCCGAGCCTGGCTGCCCAGATTGCCGAGCAGGGTGGCACGCAGATTTACATGTACCTGACCTCAAACAAATGTCGCGCGGCCTCCAGCTGGTTGCGGGATGTACTGCTCTCAGGCGGTGGGGATAAGCCTTGGACGGTTACGCCAAACCCTGTGCCCGAGATGCCCCCGACGGTGCTGGCCAACTTAATGGCCAAGGCACAAGAGCAGGTAAACCAAGTCATGCAGATGGGTGCAAACCCTTCGCAGCAAGACGTCAAAGAGCTACTCCTTATCCTCGAGGACGAGGCACGTAGAAAGCTCGACAAAATTGCTGACCAGACAGCTGCGCGCATGGAAGACAAGATGCACTCGCAGATGCTCGATGGCGGCTGGTCGACAGCGTTCACCCAGTTTATTGACGACTTAACGACGTTCCCATCGGCCATTATCAAAGGGCCTGTGGTGCGCAAGCGCTCAAGCCTTAAGTGGCTGCCAGACCCAGAGAATCCCAGTAACTACGTGCTCGATGTGCAGGACCACTTAAAGCTTGAGTGGGAGCGCGTAGACCCCTTCTTTTTCTACCCTTCGCCTGAGGCCTCGGACGTAGACGATGCGGACTTAATCGAGCGTCATCAGCTCGCGCGAGCCGACTTACTTGCGCTTATCGGCGTGGGTGGGTACTCAGAGCCCGCCATCCGTGCCGTGCTTGAGGAGTTTGGCCGCGGGGGCCTGCGTGAGTGGATATTCTCCGACACCGGCAAACTCGCAGCAGAAGGTAAAAATACAGTTGGAGCGTCTACAAACCCCTCGCAGCTCATTGATGCGTTGCAGTACTGGGGCACAGTGCAGGGCGCGCTCCTGCGCGAGTGGGGCATGACCGACGAAGAAGTTCCAGACCCCGTGGCGGAGTACCCCATCGAGGCGTGGCTCATCGGTAATTGGGTCATAAAGGCTGTGGTCAACCCAGACCCGCTTGGGCGTAAACCGTACTTCAAAGCGAGCTACGAAGAGATTCCTGGCGTCTTCTGGGGTAACTCAGTGGCGGACCTCTGCCGTGATACGCAGAACGTCTGTAATGCGGCCGCGCGTGCGCTTGTAAACAACATGAGTCTGGCCTCGGGCCCGCAGGTCGTGTACAACATCGACCGCTTGCCACAGGGCGAGAACATCACGCAGCTATTCCCGTGGAAAGTCTGGCAGGTGACTTCAGACCCGATGAACGGCGGACAAGCTCCGATCTCGTTCTTTCAGCCCTCGTCGCAGGCCCAAGAGCTCATGGCCATCTACGAGCGGTTCTCAGACTTGGCAGATGAATACACAGGCATCCCACGCTACATGATGGGTGGCGCTGCTCCCGGTGGTGCAGGTCGCACAGCCTCGGGCATGTCGATGATGATGACTAACGCTGGTAAGAACATCAAGCAAGTCATAAGCAACATCGACGAGCGCGTTATCGCCCCAGCTGTGAGCCGACTGTACTACGTCAACATGCGCTACGGCACAGACCCAGCACTCAAGGGCGACATCCAGATTGTGGCGCGTGGTGTATCGGGCTTATTGGCCAAAGAGGCTGCGCAGCAGCGTCGCAACGAGTTCTTAAACATCGCGCTCAACAGTCCTGTGGCACAGAACATCATCGGACCTGAGGGTGTTGCGTACTTGCTGCGCACGATGGCTGATACGCTAGAGATGAACCGCGACGAGCTCGTGCCACCTGATGAAGTGATTCGTCAACGCATGGCCGAGCAGCAACAAGCGATGATGATGCAGCAACAAGCAGAAAATGGCGGCGCACCGGCGGGTCCTCCAGGTCAGCCTACGCCACCAGCACCTCCAGGACCGGGTCAAACGCTTGCGGATGGCACGCCTGTGACAGATTTACATGCACCGACACCAAAATAATTTGACAAGTAGCTAACTAATTGTTATTTTATCGCCTAGTAACTAACTTAATGGAGCCAACATGGCGGACATCCTGAGTACTTTAAAGCGCGGCGGCAAGGAAACTGCCCAAGAGAGCGCAAAAGTTGACGGCCTGATGAAGGGCGGTTCGCCTGGCATCGGTGGCGGCGACACCTCGATTTTTGGTACGTTAAAAGGCCACGGCGGCAGCGAGTACAAGCAGGAATCCGCCAAGGTTGATGGACTTTGTAAATAATTGATTCGAGTCGATGCAAGGGTCGCTCGCGCATTAGCCCACTTGAACAACCCAGAGATGAAGCCATTGGTGGATTATCTGAGAGCTCAAAGGCTAGACGTGCTAGAGCAGCTAACCAAGGCGTCAACCGAACAGCAGATTTACCGCTTACAAGGTGAGGCGGGAGCAATCGGAGAACTTCTCGGATTGGTCGAAGGGGCGGAAGCCTTACTCCTTAAACTGAAGCAGTAGCAGACCGTATCGACCGTACAGCCATTTTGGCAGCGGGTAACGATTCCGGAGCTATCTAGGAGATGTGCATGGCATTGCCACCCAGCATTCAAGCCCAGCTTGATGAAGCAGAGCGTATTTCAGCTGAATTTGCAGAAGCAACACCAGAACTTGGTCAAGCACCTGCAGAAATAGCCCCCGAAGTTGCCCCGCCCACTGAAGAAGCACCGCCAGCCCCGCCTGAACCACCCAAGTCAGACCCCGACGAATTATGGGAGCAGCGTTATCGCTCTTTGAAGGGAATGTACGACGTGGATGTGCCCCGACTTCACGCTCAAACTAAAGAACTAAACACGCAAGTGTCAGTCCTGATGCAAGAGCTGGATACGGCAAAAACACAGAAGGCAGAGTACGCACCCGCTCCGACCATCACAGATGATGACCGAGAAGCCTTTGGGCCGGATTTGGTGAACCTGATTGAGCGTGCAGCAGAGAGCAAAGTGTCTTCACTTCGCGACCGAGAAGCAAGCCTAGTCAGCAAAATCGACCTGCTGCAAAGCCAACTGTCTGAGATTACGCAGAAACAAGTCGTAAGCGATAAAGATCGCTTCGTCGCAGGGCTAACAAGCATGGCCCCACGCTGGCAAACCTTGAATACAGACCAGGGTTTTCTTGAGTGGTTACAGCAAGTTGACCCAATCTACGGACTTCCCAAACAGGTAGCTTTGAACAACGCGTATGAGATGTTAGATGCGGCTCGCGTAGCGGCCATATTTAACGCTTATTCAGGAGCGCAAGCCCCTGCGCAGCGACAGCAACCGTTCCAGAACTTACAGAGTCAGGTAGCCCCAGACTCGTCTCGAGTGTCTTCAACGCCAGTTGAAATGCAGAGCAAGCGGACTTACACCGAAAGGGACGTCCAGGAGTTTTACAGCAACTTGCGTCGCGGGCATTACTCGCAAGACGAAGCGGTTCGTATTGAGCACGATATCAACGCTGCTGCTGCAGAAGGACGCATTCGATAAAGACGCGACTTGACGTGGTAGTGGCACTTCTTAGTTTTTATAAGGAACTACCACCATGTCAACAGTAACACCAGGCGCAGTCTATCCTATCAATGCTGCTGGCTTTAACAGCCCCGGCGGCGTAACTCCATACACCGGCACCGCTTACTCCGGTTCCTTTATCCCTGCGTTGTGGTCTGGCAAACTTGCCCAGAAATTCTACGCAGCGACTGTCTTCGGCGAAATCGCGAACACCGATTTCCAAGGCGACATCTCCGGTATGGGCGATACAGTAATCATTAACACGATTCCTACAATCACGATTAACGATTACCAGATCGGTCAGAACCTGAACTACGAAGTGCCTGCTCCTAGCACCATCCAGTTGGTTATCAATCACGGTAAATACTTCGGCGTGAACGTCAACAACGTCTTAGAGCTCCAGGCCAAGCCTAAGCTCATGGAGATGTTTACAAACGACGCATCCATGCAGATGAAGACCAAGATTGACGCTGACGTCCTCTTGGGCACATTCAACCAAGGTGCAGCTTACAACCAAGGCGCAAACGCTGGTCAGATTTCTGGCTCGTTTAACCTCGGCACAGACGCAGCTCCTCTCGCACTGACCGCATCAAACATCTTGGCTAGCATCACAGCTATGTCCAGCGTGCTTGACGAAGCCAACGTGCCTGAGACAGACCGCTTCTTGGTGATGTCCCCAATCGAGCGTCAGATTCTGATGCAATCGAACTTGGCTCAGGCTCAGTTCATGGGTGATGCCTCCAGCATCTTGCGTAACGGCAAGATCGGCATGATTGACCGCTTCACAGTCTACGTCTCCAACTTGCTCCCCCGTGCACAAGCCGGTCAGGACTGGATGGGCGCAGCTGCTGCTGGTACAGCTAAGCGTCACGCGCTGATGGCTGGCCACAAGTCGGCAATCACTTTTGCATCACAAATTGCAAAGGTCGAGAGCCTGCAAAACCCTAACGACTTCGGCAACTTGGTTCGTGGACTCAACGTCTATGGATACAAGGTCGTTAACGCTCCTGCGTTGACAACGATGATTGTGTCGGGCTAATAGCACGCAGCAGTAAATGGTGGGGCTCTGGTGGCTCCACCAAATTATTTTATTAGGGGAAGGCTATGGCTACTACAGCTCCAAAAGACGCAGTAACGATTCCAGCCGAAGTACTCCCTTTATCTGCCACTCCAGCTATCGACGACCTCG